TTTTGGGGGCCTCTCGTGGTATAGTCGCGATTAACCGAGAGGAACTACGCATGACCGATGGCCCGCAGTTCACTACCAAGAAGCGCTCCCGATCAACCATGTCCCTGTCCCTGGAACTCCTTAGAAGGGAGGGGTTCATTGCAGACACCTGCGAAAGTTACAACTTTTTCTCTAAGAGGCGGAAGGACCTGTTCACTTTCGGAGATCTGGTGGGGGTAAAAGAAGGCGAGTTCCTCATCATACAAACCACGACCAGACCCCACATGAGCGAACGGTGGGTTAAGATCAAGAAGCATCCCGCCTCTGTGCTACTGCTCACCGTCCCAGGCGTTAAGATTGAAGTCTGGGGCTGGTTCAAGGAGGCGAATCGCTGGAAATGTGAGCGCTGGAACCTGGACGAACGGACCTAGCATGAATACCTACCTAGATTTCCCAGAATGGCCCAAACCTGGCTATGGTTGGGTATATTTTTTGAGGTCCCCCACGGGGCAAGGATACGTCGGCCAGACTCGGATGCCCGTCAGCAAACGGGTTAAGTTTCACACCAGCCGGGGGGGTTGCCGGATCTTGCATGGGGCGATTGTGGATCACGGAATTGGGTCCTTCTTCGTTGGCATTGTAGGGCACTACCCCCTGCGTGAACTCAACGAGGCCGAGACTCGCTTTGTCCGGGAACTGGAGACCCTGCACCCGCTAGGGTATAATCTGACGACCGGAGGAGGGCCCCGTAGTTCCTGTAGCCATTCCACCCGCCAGAAAATGTCAGCCACCCGCAAGGGGATACCCCATACCCCCGAGTGGAACAAGCGCCTGGCAGAGGCAAACCGTGGACTCCGGAGAAGCGACGAGGCTCGCCAGAAGATGTCCCGGGCCCACAAAGGGGTGCCCCTGAGCGAGGACCACCGTCGGGGCCTGTCTAAAGCTAGGAAGGGAATTCCCAGAAAGCCCTTCAGCGCAGAGTGGAAACAACACCTGTCAGACGCTCGCAGGGCTTATGTGGCGAGTCAAAAAGGAGCCCAGTGAAATCAGCAAAACCCAAACACCACATCATCGACCCCTACGGCGTTGATCTCCTAATGGTCTCGTCCAAGGTCCCGAAACCGAGGGCCCTGATTTCCAGGTTCCTGGAAGGTCCCGTGGACCTGGACCCCGGTTCCGTGGCCCAGGTGATCGCTAACTCGGCAATCCCCTCTAGGATTGCGGTCTACATTGTAGCCGGAGCCGACATTGACACCTGCGCACACGAAGCTTACCACATCACGAAGAACATCCTCGAGCGGCGGAGTATCACCGACGAGGAAGCTTACGCCTATCTACTTGGCCACGTAACAAGGATTCTCCATGACTACTTCTGCTAACAAGCTCCCCGGTATCCCCTCTCGATTAGATGCCCTCGGGTTAAATGTCGGGCTTCGCCAGCCCCCGGTCCAGCACCACGTTTTCCCCTTCCCGGAGGCCTTTGACCCTGAACTCCCGACCGCCCACGACATCCCACAACACGCCCCAGGCGCGAAGCTGGATAAGGGCAAGCCGAGGGTGGGCCTGGTACTTGGCGACTTTGCCAGGGCCCTGATCGAGGTGTCGAAGGTGGGCACCGTCGGAGCACAGAAATACACCGAGCACGGGTGGTTGAGCGTCCCCGATGGTGTAGCCCGGTACACTGACGCCCTGTACCGCCATCTGCTGGCGGAGAACCGTGAGGAGCTGGACCCGGAGCTGGAGCTCCCGCATGCCGCTTGCGTGGCGTGGAATGCTCTCGCGAGGCTGGAAATGATGCTCAGGAGCCAGGAGAACGCATGAAGAAGATCGCCCTCGAAGGCCCCATTAACGGATGCGGGGATGATGCCTGCAAGAACTGGCGGGATGAGGTAGTCGCTCGGCTAACTGACCGCTACACCTTCCACAACCCCATGGACTTTGACTGCCGAGGACGGGAGAAGGAACTGGAGGCGGAGTTGGTTGCCTTTGACACCGCCGGGATTGCGGCCAGCGACATTGTCCTGGTCATGGCCTCCGCCCCAGGATGGGGTACCGCGATGGCGGTGCAGATGGCGTGGTCCATGCACAAGTATATCATCGTGATTTATGGCGGCGACCGGCCCATTTCCCCTTGGCTGAACAACAGAGCGTCCCGGGTGGTACGGACCCTCCAAGACGCGCTTGATATCCTTGGAGCCCCATGCACACCCTAACTAAGGACTATAAGCCCTCCCCCACCTCACTTCGGTTCCACAACTCGGACGCCTTCTTCCGCCTATTGCTTTCGGGCGTAGGGATGGGGAAAACCGTGGCCTGTGTCAATGAGATGCTTCTGCGTATTGCCCGCCAGAAACCTGACCGGAACGGGCGGAGGCGCAGCCGATGGATTGCTGCTCGTAACACGTATCCTGATTTATTGCAAACGACTGTCAGGACTTTCGAAGAGTGGGTCCCGCCCTCCATCTGTAGGATTGTGCGCGGAAATACCCTGGAGGCGAAGCTACGTTTTGCCCTCCCGGACAAGACGACGGTGGAAAGTGATGTAATTTTTCTATCCCTGGACTCCCCCGATGATGTCCGGAAGTTGAAATCGCTGGACTTGACCGGCGCGTTCCTGAATGAAGTCTCCACCATGTCGAAGGATCACTTGGACATGTTGACTACGCGTTTACCACGCTTCCCGCCCGCCGACCCATCGACTGGGGAGGGCGCTAGTTGGTGGGGGATTATCGCAGACTCGAATCCTCCCGACGATTCCCACTGGCTCTACAAGTTGATGGAACTGGAACGGCCGGAGGGATACGAACTGTTTAGATACCCACCCGCCCTTGTGTGGGCAAAAGATAAGGACGGTGGGGATATCCTGCTCCCCAACGACGGTACCCACGGAATACCAGCAGCCGAGAACGTCAACAACTACCTCGGGGGGTTTTCCTACTGGCTCGAGATGGCGCGAGGCAAATCGCGCGAGTTCATCGAAGTTTACATCATGGGCGAGTATGGTCGCCTGTTCACGGGCAAACCCGTCTACTCTGATTTCAGTCCGAGTTTTCACATCTCAAAGGTCCCCCTGAAACCGTACCGTGGCCTCAGGGTGGTAGTAGGTTTCGACTTCGGTCGGACGCCAGCGGCCGTATTTTGCCAGCTGACGCCGTCCGGCCAAGTCGTTGTTTTGGACGAGCTCACGTCTGTGGATTCCTCGCTCCGTGGTTTTCTCCGGTCCTCGGTACTCCCACTCATGCGCTCGAAATATGCAGGCATGCAGATAACCGGGGTAGGTGATCCTGCTGGCATCGCCAAAGACGGAAATGACGGGAACGACAGCTTCTCCCTGCTTGCCGAGGAAGGCATTCAAGCCTCCCCGGCACCCACGAACCGGTGGATCCCACGTCGCGAAGCCGTTACCTGGTTTTTGACCCGTATGGTCGGGGTCGGGGTACCCGGGTTCCTGATAGACCCTGAAGCGAAAGTGCTAATAAAAGGCTTTACAGGATCCTACTGTTACCGTAAGATGAGGACTGAAGGTGGAGATCGGTACACCGAAAGTGCTGATAAAACCCCGGAATCGCACCCGCACGACGCGTTACAGTATGCCTGCCTCGAGCTCAGGGCCCCGTTTACCTCCCAGAGGGTACAGGAGTTCCTGACCCCGCGCAGGGAGATCTCGGTCGCCGGGTGGGAGAGTTTCGTATAAAGGAGAGAACCATGGATGCATTACCGTCTGCCGTCACCGCAAAAGGGACCTCAACTCCCTCCACCCCGCTCCTCACTGTGAAGAGCCCTGATAAGCTGGCAGCGGATGCCAAAGCCAAGGCGACCCCGGTACCGGTGAGAGATTTCAAGTCTCTCCTGGACGAGGTCTGGACTAAGAACCGATCCGCGAAGCTATCGGACACCCAGGAAACAGGCCACACGATCCAGGACCGGATCATAGCGAACATGCGAGCTCGCTACAACCGCATTGACCCTGCCGACGTTGCTAAGATTAAGGCAGCCGTAGGTGGGTCCGTTAGGCGGCTCAATGTCACCGGGATGAAGTGCCGACAGGCGGATGCCTGGGCCAAGGACGTGTTCTCCTCCACTGACAAACCGTGGCGGCTTGACCTCTCCGCGGTACCCGAACCAAGCCCCCAGGTCCTCGCAGAAGCAGCCCAAGCAAGCCTGGCCTCCGGTGGCGGGGTTGTGGCGGTTGAGGCCGCTCGCGGGGCGATCACTGAATCCCTGCTGGAAGGTCTGGCCCGCGCTGACAAGACGCTGAGGGACAAGCTGGACGCCGCCGACTTTACCGGGGTCCTCCTGTCCTGCCTCCCCGACATGACAACTGGGAAGGCTGGCATCATAAAGGGGCCTCTTGCGGGGCCTGATAAGTCCGTCCGCTTCGCTCGTGTCTCTCCCCTGGACGCTTTCCCCGCTTCTGGCGCTGTTGGGTTTGAGGATGGTGATTTCGTGGAGCGCTTCCGGATCGACCGTGGAGAAGTTGAACGCCTGCTCGGATCCCCTGGCTACGACGACGGAGCCCTGCGAAAGGTACTGGCGACCTGGGACTCCGTATCTGCGGACGATCTGAACGACACTACTATAGAGGAAAGAGATAGACTGGAAAACGTCGCTCTCTCCGACAAGCGGGCCTATGCCTGGGGTCGTGATTTCTGGGTCCGGGTTAGTGGGGCGAAGCTGAAGGCCCTGAAGTGTGAGAAGTGGACCAAGGCACCGCGCAGTATCGACGAGCTCAAGACCTACGACATGAACGCCCTGATGATTGGCCCCGAGCTGGTCTTCCTGGGCGAGAACACCGATTATGAGGGTCGTCGGCCCTACCGCAAGACGGGGTGGGACAAGATAGACGGCTCATTTTGGTATGAATCCCTGCCTGAGCAGCTCGAGGATGTGCAGGCGATCATGACCAATTGTACCCGCGGTCTCCTGAACAACTTAGCCTGGGTCCAGGGACCCTGCATTGAAGTTGACATGGAACGTCTGCCCCCGGGCGAGCCCCTCACCCACGCTCCCATGCGTACGTGGCAGGCCCGTAATCGCGGAGCTGGTGCGAATGCCCCGGCCGTCCGGTACCAGTACCATGAGTCCAAGATTGCTGAGTATGGGGCCACTATCGAGATGTGTTTCCGACTCGCCGATCAGATCGCTGACATCCCGGCGCTCACTGCGGGCGTGGATCGTCCCGGGGGAGGCGTTAGCACCGTAGGCGGGATGTCAATGCTGCTGAACGGGGCGAACAGGGGGTTCAAGCAATTTCTCCTGCGCATCTCCGCCGAACTCCACGCCCCGCTGATCAAGGACACGCTCACTTTCCTGAAGAATAGGCTGAAGGTCCCGGGGTTTGACATCCCGGACCCGGAAATCCGCCCCTCAGGCGTCGTGGTGATGATGGCCCGGGACTCCATGGCCGACCGCCGCCTTGCCTTCCTTGACCGGATGAACCAGGAAGGGGCCGGGGACATCATTTCCCCGACCGGCAAAGCCGCCATCTACCGTGAGCTCGCCGAATCGATGGAGATCAAGGGCGTTGACCTGATTCGTCCCCCGGAGGAACTGGCGGCTATTGACCAGCAGAAGCAGCAGAACGCTCA